ACATAGCTTCCCGCAGATAATCAAAAGCAACTGCCTTGGCTTGCTTAAGTAGGGGCGCAATGTAAGCCACCCTCGGGTTGGGACGTGGATTGGTAAGGGCTTCCTTTTGTAGCTCTTGCACACACGCAACTGTTAATGAGTCAGAACTCAGAATTGACTATCCTAACGGCGGAAGGGTACGACTCTATGGCGCTGATAATCCCGACGCGCTCCGAGGTATCGGACTTGATCTCGCCGTTATTGATGAACCAGCAGACACCGACCCCCGCCTATGGGCCGAAATCATCCGCCCTGCATTAGCGGACAGGAAGGGCCGCGCGGTCTTTATCGGCACTCCAAAGGGCCATAATTCGTTCTATGACGTATGGCGGCGATCACAAAAGGAGGGAGAATGGTTCTCTTTGATGCTCAAGGCATCCGAGACGAATCTTATCGAGCCGGAGGAACTGGCGCAGGCCCGCGCCGAAATGAGCGAGGACCAGTACGCGCAGGAATTTGAATGTTCCTTTGATGCGGCGGTTATCGGGTCTTATTACGGAAAGTTAATCTCGGAGGCGGAGCAAGCCGGGAGGGTTTGTGGGGTTCCGCATGATCCTTGGGATTTAGGTATTCGCGATGCTACGGCTATTTGGTTCGCTCAGGTGGTTGGCAAGGAAATCCACCTCATTGATTACTACGAGGCGTCGGGCGTTGCGCTTGAGCATTACGTTAGGGCGATACAGGACAGGCGTTACAATTACGCCGGCCATATCGTCCCGCATGACGCGCAAGCCAAGGAATTGGGGACCGGAAAGTCCCGATTGGAAGTACTGGACAGTCTTGGACTGAGGAATGTCACGGTAGCCCCCATGCACCGTGTAGAGGATGGCATCAACGCTGCTCGGGTAATGATTCCCCGGTGCTGGTTTGACAAGAAAAAGACCGAAAGGGCCATAGAGGCTATGAAGCTCTACAGGTCCGATTACGACGAGCGGCAGAAGATATTGAAGCCGACCCCGGTGCATGACTGGACTAGCCATTGTGCTGACAGTTTCCGTTACTTGGCTATGACACTCGATAACGTCCGGCAGTCCAACTTTCATAAAAAGATCGTTTATCCTAAGTTTGGTGTCGCATGACGGATACGGACCCGACTGCAAGGGTGGATATTGTTTACCCTCACAGAATGGGCTGGCTGCGGCGTCCCGAGTTGGAAAAAGAGGGTTCGGGTGAAGTTTGGGAATTGCCGGATGGCCGGCTGTTCCACTGGAAGGGCACGGGACCGTTACTGATACAGGTCATAAAATAATGGGCGTTCTTTTCGTGATTTTCGTCATTGTCATCGTTTTTGGTTTCATTGAAGTATTCAGGCCGAAATGACCTCATTATGGGATTTGCTATCGGCTCCGGGGGCCAATTACGGCACCTTGTCGCCACAAGAATTACCAGCGAATCCGCCCACGATACTCGACAGCATTATTGCTGGATTGGGTAAGACTGCGGCTAATGCCGCGATGGCTCCTGGCAACGCCTATAAGTATGGCGGCACGGTTGATGAGATGATTAAGCCTGCGGCTGACCTAGCGATGATGACGACGCTAGGGGCCGGGGCCATGCCAGCGGAAGCGGACGCTCTTAGAATGGGGATCAGGGCCTACCACGGCAGTCCCTACGATTTTAATAAGTTTGATTTGAGCAAGATCGGCATGGGCGAGGGCGCCCAGGCTTACGGGCATGGACTGTATTTTGCCGAGAATCCAGCGGTTGCGGAACAATATAAAAGGGCCTTGACCGGATTAAACCCAAACTCGCTAGGAAGCGGTAAGGCGCAATTCGGGGTTAATGGCGTACCAATGCCGTCCGGTATTTCTGGTCATGCGGCTCTGGATACCGGGCAGCAAATGGATTTGCTTCTGTCAACAATGAAGCACAATCCAGATAGCACGATGATACCGTTTCTTCGGCAGCAAATCGAAAACAGGATTGCAAACCATTATTCGATGACAAGCGGAGGCTCCGCTGGCGAGGATATGCGGGCGATGGCCGATTATTACAACAAACACGTTAAGAACGCCACGCCGGAACAAGTTTCGAGCATAGCTCCGGGCCGCATGTACGAAGTCAACATAAACGCCGAACCGCAACAGTTCTTGGATTGGGAGAAGCCTATTGGTGAGCAGCCGCAAGCCGTAAAAGATATAGCGCAACAAATTGGTTTACCCGCCGAATACAGTTTTCCGAAACTCAGTAATAGAATTGGGGAACCGCCATTACCGGCCACAAAAGAAAATTATGGGAGTGATTTTTATAGGCGCCTGGGAGCCAAAATAATTGCCGATAAAACCCGGACACCAGAAATAGCGAACCCGGTTTCCGTTGGCGACATTATCGACCCATTCGCGTCTAAGGCTCTTTCCGACGCCGGCATCCCCGGCATTAAATACCTAGACCAAGGTTCGCGCGGTTCCGCTACTGGAACTAGAAACTACGTCGTTTTCAATCCCGATATTATAGACATTATCCGAAAATACGGACTTGCTGGATTATTCCCAGCAGCCGGCGCACTAGCGCCGCCGCGTCAACAAGCTCCAATTCTTTCGCAGTAGGTCAATGGACTCCACAAACGAGACTCCCCAGCGCGGTAAAATGCGCATTGAAGAATTGCGCGCCATGCTGGCTTCCGAGCATGAAGCCGCTATGGGCGCAATGCAGGCGTCCAAACTAACTACCGACCGCGCCGACGCCCTGGATTATTATTTCGGGGACATGACCAAGGATATGCCCGTCGAGGACGGGCGCAGTTCTGCGGTTTCTTTCGACGTTGCGGACACCATTGAGGGCTTGATGCCTTCAATGATGGAAATTTTCGCGGGCTCGGACGAAGTGGTGCAATTCGATCCGGTCGGCCCGGAAGATGTAGAGGCCGCAAGACAGGAAACGGATTACGTCAACCACGTTTTTATGAACGAGAACCCCGGTTTTATGGTTCTCTACTCGTTTATTAAAGACGCGCTTTTATCGAAAGTCGGATTCGTCAAGGTTTTTTGGGATCAACGCGAAAAAGAGGAAAAAGAGACTTATTACGACCAATCGGATGATGCTTATGCGCTGATTTGCGCCGACCCCGACGTTGAGGTTGTCGCGCATTCCGAGCGTCCCGACCCTTCGGGGATGATTCCGGGCATGGAACAAGCCCCTCCGGGCGCCGAAAAGCAGCCCATGCTGCATGACGTGACAGTTGTACGGAAAAAAGATTATTCCAGTGCAGCCGTGGTCAATGTTCCACCGGAAGAATGCGGATTAGAGCGCGGGGCTAGGACTCTAAAGGATTGCAACTACTTTTTTCATAAGGTTTTGAAGGCCGAACAGCGTCTAATCGAACAGGGTTATGACCCTCAACAGGTTAGAGCCCTTCCTGTTTATCGTGCGTACACGAATATGGAGGAAGTCAACCGCGATTCGGTTGACGAACACCAGTTTTACGATTCCGACGTTAATCCTGCGGTCAAGCAAAAGCAGGTGATCGAGCATTACGTTAGGATGGATTATGAGGGTGATGGGGTTTCCCGGCTTTATCGGGTGACGACTTCCGGTCTGACGGGCGAAATCCTCAATCTGGATGGAAAGCCCGACATTCAAGAGTGTGACGAAATTCCGTTTGCCGCAATGTGCCCGATTCCTGTCACGCACAGGTTTTGGGGCCGGTCGATTGCCGACGTTACACTAGATATTCAGAAGGTAAAGACAGCGATCACACGCGGCACTCTCGATAATATGTATCTTGCACTAAAGCCGCGCGTAGAAGTCGCTGAAAGCCTTTCGTCGGATTCCACCCTTGATGACCTTTTGGTTGCAAGACCGGGCGGGATTATAAGAACGAAACAACCGGGGGCCGTGAACTGGCAAGTTGTCCCGAATATCGCGGAATCCGCCTTTCCGGTTCTTGAATATTACGACACCCTGAGAGAATGGCGTACTGGTGTATCCCGTCAGGGGCAGGGAATCGACGCTGACGCGCTACAGAATCAGTCCGCCACGGCTGCCAATCTCGCTTACACGGCTTCCCAGGCGAGAATGAAACTTATAGCCCGGATTTTCGCGGAAACCGGAATCCGCGACCTGTTTTATCTGCTTCACGGGACCATCAGAAAGCACGGTCAGAAAGCAAGAACGGTAAGACTTCGCAACCAGTGGGTTCCGGTCGATCCAAGGAATTGGAAAACCCGTAATGACATGACGGTTCACGTCGGTACGGGATCGGGTGGACGTGCACAGAGACTAACCGAACTTTCCATGATTACCGCGTCACAGGAAAAAGCCCTGACCGCCGGCCTGACCAATTTGGTTACACCTAACAATCTCTATGAAAGCGCCAAGGAGCTGGTAAGGGCCGTGGGATTCAAGGACGTTGATAAGTTTTTCTCCAATCCGGCTAATAGTCCGCCTCCACAACAGCATCCCGACCCCAAGATCATGGAAATGCAGATGCAGGCGCAATTACAGCAGCAAAAGCAGCAGATCGACGCCGCGCACCAGAGAGCCAAGATGGAAGCCGACGCCGCTTTGGAACAACAGAGATTCGAGCATCAGCGCCAGCTTGAAGCCATGAAACTACAGATGGACGACGCCAAGAGGCAGCACGACGACCGCATGGCCGAAATGGATTTGGCTATGCAGCAGCAGAAACATCAGATGGATATGGCTGCAAAGCAGCTAACAATGGAACATCAGAAAACGGAACACACCCTGAAAACCGGCGGCGTTGTTCCAGACGAAATCATGCCGAAAGTCCACGAACATTTGAATGGAATTGCGCAAAATCTTGCGCAACATAGCGAACAATTGCATCACGCCTTGCACAAAGCGATCACGGCGCCGAAAAGGGTTGTGCGCGATCCAAAAACAAACCGCGTTATCGGTGTAGAAACTATCCAATAGGAAAAAATAAATGGCCTATTATGACGCGCTGGTTGCGGCGTGGAACTCCGCTACGCAGCCGCCTACCGGCGTTACCGGGACCGCGCTTACTGCCGGGATGACCACGCAGCAAAAATTAAATGCGGTCAATGGCTGGACCTCCGTTGGCCCCTCCGTTCCAATGGTGATTCCTACTTATCTAATTTATAATGTAATTGTCGCCTCCGAATTTAATGCTCTCACGGCGGCAAATCAGCAGAATATTCGCGATATTCTCGACATGGGGACGGTCGATACGTCGCCCGGAACGCAGGCGCGTTCTCGGACAATCGCGATTTTCCCGAATGGTACGCAAACTTTCACCAATCTTTCAAATTTAGCGAAAACATACGATTCGCCACAGATTCCCTGGTGGCAAGCCAATAATTATCCGCGCGCTTTCGACTTGGGCGATTGTGCGGCAGCAGGAGTTAGCTAATGGCTACTGAAAAATGGATTTCCGGCACCGGTGTCGGCCTGACGTGGACAACAATAATGTCCACGGAATTGAACTCGATAGCATCCGGCAACGCAATCCTTGGCGGCACCGCGATAACAAACGGTACTGCGCTAGATATTTTTGCTGATTTTTCACTTGTGCTTGCGAGTGCTGCCTTTGTGGCGCCGAATTTCATTGGGCTTTATTTGTATCCACTCAATGACGACGGAACTAGCTACGGCGACGGTCGTTTTGCAACTTCGGCAGCCGGACCGCCTCCTAATAACTATTCCATTGGAAGTATAGGTATTGTCGCGGCAACCCAGGCGCAGACCGGTTCGCTGACTGGAATTATCATGCCGCCTGGGACATGGAAGCCGGTTCTATACAATCAGGGTGGCGTTGCGCTTGCTGCAGCCAGCAACACTCTCAAATACCGAACCTATAATCGCTCGGTGGCGTAAGTGAGTCGTCTTTTAATTTCGCCAACGAAGCAAATAGCACAGGGCCAAATTCGCCACGAAAGCGGGCCGCTAAAGATTGATTGGACTAACCCGCTGACTAGAAATTTGGAAGCATGTTTCTTGCCCGGCGCTACAGGGATTGTCGATATTTGCGGTAAGCAGGCTCCGCTAACTTCCTCAAGTCCCACTCCCGGCGTGACTCCTGACGGCGTTGGAGTAGCGACAGTCGGACCCGCTTCCGCTTATAGCGGATCAGTAGTTAATGCCTCTACTGTGGGCGGCGACCTAACTTTATTTTGGCGCGGTCTGCAAGTTTCAAATGCCCCAGGTGCAAATAGTGGACAATATATTGATATTCCCACCAGCGGATCGGGAAGTTTTATAGGAGTCCTATTCGTAAATGGAAATGGCACGGGTAATTGGGATTTAGCCTGGAATCATGGCGGGACATTTCTTAATGTCAACACAACCACCCAATCTGCCGCTGGTTATGGTGGGAAAATAGTAACCCTCTGCGGGGTAATTCCAGTTGGGGGAACTTGCATACTTTATCGCGACGGAAACAATATAGGATCGAAAGCATTCGGTGCCGGTTCTCCAACCGTCACCGGACCCACAATGCAGGTCGGAGCCGCAATAGGCGCATCAAATAATATAATCACGAACATAGGAATGGTTTGGAATAGGGCTCTTTCGTCCACCGAAGTTTCGCAGCTTCAATATAACCCATACGGTTTTATAATTCCAGCGAAAGAAGAATTGCCGGCTGTGTATTTATCAGCAGCCGCATTTTCCGCAAAATTCAGAAGAACAGCCTCACCCATAGGTGGGCGCGTCGGTTCACGCCAATCATGGGCGGCATAAATGACAGCTCTCGTTAAGCAATCCTCCACTCAGCTCGCGCTTAAGTTTTTCCTCACGCAAAGCGCAGATCACATAACCGGACTTACGGGCGCAACCCCCACGGTTACAATTCGCAAGGAGGGGGGTGCATTCGCCGCGCCTTCTGGAGCTGTAACCGAAATAGCTAATGGCTGGTATCAGGTTGCGGGCAACGCGACCGACACGAACACGCTTGGCGAGATTGTATTACATGCAACGGCTGCAAGCGCAGACCCGTTCGATGGACCGGTTGCCCTTGTTGTTGGATTCGACCCACAGGCCGCGCTTGCTACTCCAACGAATATCACGGCGGCAACAGGCATTACGGTTTCCACCAATAGCGACAAGACGGGGTATTCGCTAACCCAGGCATTCCCAACTAATTTCTCCGCTATGGGGATCACGGCGGGTGGAAACGTAAGTTCTGACCTAAAAGCGATCAACACAGATACAACTTCCGCAGCAAACCTTGCCAAAACTACGGGGGCGGTCGCCACCGGCACAGTTACAGCGGGCGCTACTACGACAAGCATTCCGACCAGCGCATTTTCTCCGTCTGGTACGGCTGCGGACCAATTCAAAGGCAGAATAGTTACCTTTACTTATAATACCACTACGGCGGCGTTGCGTGGTCAGTCCACGGATATAACCGCGAGTAGCGCCTCGGCAACGCCAACCCTTACGGTTACGGCGCTTACCAGCGCGCCGACAAGCGGCGATACATTTGTGGTGACGTAGTGTGGTCGCCGTCACAAGACTCGGGTTCGACGGCTATGGCGTAAGACGCGCCGGCAGTTTTTCTGCAAAGGCTGGCGAGACTCACCCGGTAGGGATAATAACTAGACTTTCTCTGGATGGTTACGGCGCAAGACGCGCCGGGACTTTCTCTGGAAAGACACCGGAAGCAACCGGACCTGTTATCGGTGTAACCGGCGGCGATAGAATCTCCGGCGGCTATTTCAGCCGGAAACGCTGGCATGAAATAATAGGCGCACACCGCGCCGCGCTACGGGCTGCGGAAGTTACACGCTCAAAGAAAAAGAAGGCCGCATTAGAAAAAGCGGCGCAATTAGCGAAACGCGCGCTCGATTTGGCGGAACACGCGGAAGTCAGCGCATTAAAGACAGATATTGAAAATCTGGCGTTGAACCTTGATGCCGCAAGCTCTGCGGTCAGGGTTGCCGATTCTTTGAAGCGGGCGAAATTCGCGCAGGAAATCGCCCGTGAATTGATTGCCGCCATTGAACGATTTGAAGATGAGGAAGAAGCCATCGCGCTTCTATTGATGAACTAATGAATGACAAAGTGACGATTTCGGACGGCGCCAGCGCAACAGTCATTCGCGGGGCCGGGGTGAAAGATATTGCTCCGCTTAAAGGCGTTTACACGGCGGAATGTATCGGGGCGGATGGAAAAGTTAAATGGTCGGACAAGATCATCAACACGGTCGCGACGGTTGGTAAAAATCTCGCGCTCGACACGATCCTTGCGGGCTCCGCTTACACGGTTGTCGGTCCCTATATGGGGTTGATTTCAAGCGTGTCCTATACGGGGATTGCCGCTGCCGACACCATGACAAGTCATTCCGGGTGGACGGAGGCCGGTAGCGCGAATGCTCCAACTTATACAAGCCCGCGAAAAACCTGCGCTTGGTCGGCGGCCTCTGGTGGTTCAAAGTCTCTTTCGGCCTCCCTTTCGTTCGCGATTACGGGAACGGGTACGCTGAAAGGCGCGTTCATCGTGTATGGAACCGGCGCACTAAGCACGATTGATAATACGGCGGGCACATTGCTATCCGCCGGTCTATTCGCGGAAGGAGACAAAACGGTAGCAGCATCCGACACGGTGAATGTTAGTTACACCCTGGCGATGTAATGGCCACATATTATTGGGTCGGTGGGACTGGTACTTGGGACAATTCCAGTACCGCCAACTGGTCAACGACTTCGGGGGGATCGTCTGGGGCCGGTCCGCCGACTTCAACTGACGACGTTGTATTCGACGCCAACTCAAACTTAACGGCTGGGATAAAAACCTGCACTCTAGGCACCGGCGCGACTTGTAATAATTATTCTAACTCCACTGGCGTTTCAAGTCAGGTAATGCAACTTAGCGGCACGGTAGCCGCGTACGGGAATTGGACTTCAACTAATGCCGGCCATTGGACGGTCCCAGGCGCAACCAACACACTTAATTATTCTCCGACTACCAGTGTTACCCTTTCTGAAAGCAACCCGCCACAGAATCTTAATCTAAGCGGGAGCGGTACTGTAACGCTTGGGGTAGCGATAAATTATGCTTCGGTAAGCATTGTACATACCGCAGGAACTTTCGATACCGGCGGGTATGCTGTAACTGCGTCAAGTTTCGCGTCAACCGGAACAACGACCAGAACTATAAATCTAAACGCTTCTACACTTACTTTGAGGGCCGCCAACTTCTGGACAATCAGCGGCACCAATGCAACATTAAACGCAGGTACTTCCACAATTATAGGCGGAAGCACATCATTAAGTCGGACGTTCGCTGGTGGTGGCAAGACTTACTATATATTAAACCCGGCATATATCGGATCCGGTAATACTTTTTCTATAACCGGCTCTAATACTTTCACCACGTTACATGATACCGATAGTCATGCGCATACGTTACAATTTGCTTCTAGTAGTACGCAGACTGTAACTAATTTCACGGTAAGCGGTACATCTGGTAACGTAATTTCTCTACGGAGTTCGTCAACCGGAACACGGTTTAACCTATCTAAATCGTCTGGGACGGTTAGCCGAGACTATCTTGATATTAAGGACAGCAACGCAACAGGTGGTGCTACTTGGAATGCCGGGACGAGTTCCACGGACAGCGGCAACAATGCCGGGTGGGTTTTTACTACCCCGGTTGTCGTAAGCCTGTCTGAGTCGGCCACTAGCTCCGATACAGTTAATGTTTCGCTTACAACAAGCCCTTCGATTTCGGAATCTATTACTACTACCGATACCAATTCGACCGCCTCGACCTATCCGGTAACAACTTCCGAATCGGTCGCGGCCACAGATACCAATTCTGTTGCGGTCACTTGGGCGGCGACGATTTCGGAATCCGTTACGCCGTCTGATACGGTATCCGGCGGCAATATATATTCTCTTAGTATTTCTGAATCAGGTGTTGCTTCGGAAACGATAGCGACCGGCGCTATTACGTTTACCAGCCTATCCGAGTTGTTTAGCAGTTCCGACGCCATTAGCGTATCGGTTTCAGCGGCGCAGATAGGTAGCGGGATTTCCGCAAAACGATTTACGAAACGAGAATACCACGATCTAAGGGATCGCGTTGAACACGAAAGGCGCGAACGAAAACGAAAGATAGCATCGCGCACTCCGCTGGAACGTGCGGAAGCCGATTTGAAAGTAGCAGAATCGTCCCACAAAGACGCGCAAGTAAGGGCGTTCAAAACGCCTTCATTGCATAATTTGAAGCTGTTAGACGCAGCCGAAACAAAATTATCGGAAGCCCTGCATCGCGTCGAAGTTCTAAGGAACGAACACGCGATTGAGCAATGGCACTTTAATAAACAACAAAAGAACAAGGACAGGACCGCTAAACGGGAAACCGGCGCGGATTTAGCGGCGCGGGAAATAGCAAGGCAGCAAGCGGCTCACGCACAACAGGCGGCGGCTAACGCGCTTCGCCTCATGGAGATATTCAAGCGATGACGGATACCGTCAAGCTGGACGAACAAATAAGAAAAGCAAAACACGCCGAATCATTGTTGCGCGATGAAATGCTGAATGGCGCATTCTTTAGTTTGGAAAACGATTTTATTGCCGCTTGGAGAGCGACCGGGATCGAAGATTCGGGTTCGCGTGAGCGCCTTTGGCAAGCCCTCCAATTGGTCGGCAAAGTACGCAATGCGCTGATTAGCGCGGTGAATGACGGGAAAGTTGCCCAGCACGAAATTGACGCGATTGCAGATAGGCAAAACAGGAAATTGAAGGTCGCTTAACCAAGGAGATTTAATGTCTGACGTTCATACCGCCCCTGATGGCAGCGTAATCCCTGTCATCACCCCGGCTGATACTGGCGCATCATACCAATCCGCTAACGAAGCGGCCAAAGAATTATCGAATATACGTTTCAACCGGGACAACCCGGAACCGGCGAGCGCGGAACCCGCAGCAGAGCCGACAGAAGAATCAACGCAAGTTGAAGAAGCCGCCCCTCCAACGGAGGATCCCGGCGAAACGACCGAAGCGCAAGAACCGGCAGAAATGCCGCCCATCGAACCGCCCAGGTCATGGAGCAAAGCGGACAAGGAGGAATTTGCGACCTACCCTCGCGAAGCGCAGGAGAAGATTGCGCGACGTGAACAGGAACGCGAAACCGCCCTTCGTAGAGCTCAAAACGAGCAAGCCGAAAAACTGAAAGGGCTGACAGCACGAGAACAAGCAGCGGAACAAGCTAGGTTAAGCTACGAGCAAGCATTACCTGCACTATTGCAAACATTGCAAGACCAGCAACAGGGCGAGTTTTCGGACGTCAAGACAATGGCGGACGTTGAAAAACTGGCCCGCGAGGACTGGCCGCGTTACGCCCTATGGGACGCCCAGCAAAAGAAAATTGCTGCCGTCCAACAGGAAATGAAGTCTGCGCAAGAACGGCAGACCGCGCAACAGCAACAGCAATGGCAGGCTTTTGTCGAGCAAGAGGACAAGAAATTCCTCGATAACCACCCCGAATTGCAAGACCCGGATAAGCTACGAAAGGCCGGCGAGGCCGTGCTTTCCACCTTGCAGGCGCATGGTTTGACGAAACAAGAGGCAATGCAGGCTTGGAATACGCCGGCTTATCGCACGGCAGCGGCCCAGGAAATCATGTTGAAGGCCGCGCTTTACGATCAGGCAAAGGCGCAAGCAGCAAAACCGGCACCGAAACCGTTGCCACCCGTGTTGAAACCCGGAACTCCGGGGGTCCGCGTCAGTACGGCAGATGCAGAACTTCGCGCCCTCGAAAAGATGGCAAGTGAAACCAACAACCCGCGCGATATGGCGAAGCTCTTGGTAGCTCGCAGACGCGCAAGAGGATAAAATGACAGCACCTACCGGAACCTTCAAAACCACGGCTGCCATTGGCAACCGTGAAGATTTGTCGGACATGATCTATCGCATTGATCCGACCGACACCCCGTTTGTCACGGGTGCCGATACCACCAAAGCCACCAGCGTAACGCATGAATGGCAGACTCAGGCTCTCGCTACTGCCGTTGCCACGAACTTCCAGCTCGAAGGCGACGACGCCACGGGTGACAGCGCGACGGCGACCGTCCGCCTTGCCAATACTTGCCAGATAGCCCGGAAAGTCCCGGTTGTGTCAGGCTCGCAGCAGGCGGTGGAACACGCCGGCCGCGACGACGAAATGGCCTATCAGGAAATGCTGAAAGGTCTGGAGTTGAAGCGCGACAACGAGACTTATCTCGTTGGCTCCAACAACGCCAAGGTAACGACCGACTCTCCGCGCCAGACCGCCTCGATTCTGTCATGGATCAAGACGAACACCAGCATTGGCACGGGCGCAGCTGCAAATCCGGCCACCGCTGACGGAGCGGCCACCCGCACGGACGGCACCCAGCGGGCATTCACGGAGGCTCAACTTAAGAGCGTTCTCAATTCCATCTGGACTTCCGGCGGCAAACCGGACGTTATCATGGTGGGCGCGTTCAACAAGCAGCAGTTCTCGACCTTCACTGGCCGCGCGTCCCCGATTGAGGACACCAAGACCAAGAAGATCACTGCGGCGGTTGACGCATATGAAAGCGATTTCGGCACTCTCAAAGTTGTTCCGAATCGTTTCAGCCGCTCGCGCGATTGCCTTGTTCTGCAAATGGATATGTGGGCGGTTGCCTACCTGAATGGCCGCAAGCTGGTTTCCATTCCGTTGTCGATCACTGGCGACAGCGTGAAGAAGGAAATCCTCTCGGAGTTTGCCCTTGAGGCCCGCAACGAGAAGTCGAGCGGCGGCGTGTTCGACCTCACCACGTCGTAATAACGGAGCCATAACAGGCGAGGGGCAGTCCTTGTGGCTGCCCCTATTCATTTAGGAGAACACAATGGCTCTGACCAATAATTTCCCGCTAACGGTTGTAGAGGTTACGGCATATTCATCCAGCCTCGGTGGAACTCCCATCGTGGCGTATGCCCACGCTCCATGCCGTGGCAAGATTCTGGAAGTCGGCGTTATTCAGAATGGCGCTGTCACCGGAACATCGACGGTTACTACCGCGATCAATGGCACTGCTATTACCGGCGGCGCGGTCAGCGTTACCGGCGGCTCTGCCGGCTCACTGTTTACGGCAAGCCCGACTGCGGCCAATCTTGTTGCGGAGGACGATGTGATTTCCTTCACACCGGCCGGCGCGACGGGGACCGTAACCGGGGCTTGTTTCGCTCGCATACAGAAGCAGGCTTAATTTAGCGGCGCGGCTAATAACCGCGCCGTTCCTCTTTAGGGAACGAACATGTCCTTTTTTGAGAAGCAACATTCCTCGCGCGTCGGCACTACGCAGACGATTGCTTATACAGCGGCCAGCGCGGCTATTACCAATGCGTTCGGTGCGGAGACGTATCAAATCCGATTGGTCGCCAATTCGGCGGCCCACTACAAAATCGGCGATGGTGCGCAGACAGCGACAACCTCCGACCCGTTTCTGCCGGCAAACTTCCCCGAATATGTGACGGTCACGCCGGGGCAGAGAATTTCCGCCATCGAGGCATCGACCAACGGACTGGTAACGGCGACCGCTGGAACGATGTGGGTTACTGAGTTGTCCTGATGATTCCCCAACTCCTGACTATTCCGGGGGAAGTGGAAACAAGGCTGCACTATCGACACAGCGAACGCGAACTCACAATGGAGCGCGTTCAAGACGTAGAAGATATATTAGAACGAAACAAGAACCTTCGTTCTATGCCGCAGAAAAGCGATTGGGGCAGGCACGTCGCATCCATTCCCAATGTCATCCTAGAACGATGGCTCAATGAGGAATGGGAACGTGGCAACCTGACCATAAAACTGTTTGGCGACGAAATGGATCGTCTTGTGAAACGCAAGCTGCAAGACCCGGATTGGAAATGGCTGAGGGTCGATAAATGAGCTTGACCAATTATTCAGGTTTGACCACCGCCATCACGAATTGGCTTGGGCGTTCTGACCTCACGAGCTACTATTCTGATTGGGTAACTATTTTTGAGGCAGTGGCTAACCGTACTTTGCGCGTTCGGCAAATGGAATCAACCACGCTTCTTACTCCATCAAACCCGACAGCCCTTACAATCAGCAATGCGGCGGACAACGGGGGCGGTGCAATCCGCCTAACGGTTACGAGCAATACGACGTTGGCGACTGGCGATGAGGTTTATGTTACTGGCGTAGGTGGTACAACTGAGGCAAACGGTTATTGGCTCATTACTCGTATAACCAGCACGACAGTTGACCTGCAAAATTCCACTTTCACGAACGCTTATACATCCGGTGGATCAATAACTGAGTTTGCCGGTATTGCTTCGTTACCAAGTGATTACCTCGCTTGGAGGCGCGTGACATATATGGGATCACCTACTAATGATCTTGAATATGTCCACCCGTCCGCATTGAGGAATCTTTACCCGTCAAGACCTTCGGGCAGCCCCCAATATTTTTCAATCGAGGGGTCAAATCTAATAATAATGCCGACTGGAACTGGCAATATCGAATTTGAATATTATCAAACGATAGGTTCCCTTGTATCCGGTTCTGTTAATTGGCTAATGACGGCATGGCCCGATGTTTATCTGTTCGGCGCTCTGTGTGAAGGATATGTTTTTCAGAAAGATCCAGAGAACGCATCTTTGATGAAGGCGCGTCGGGATGAACTCTTGGCCGAAATAAATAATTTTGACAGCAAAACACGCGGTCCGTCTGCTGTGCGCGTGATCGGTGTTACCCCATGACTTTCCTGCCGTTCGGTGAATGGCGGCCCGATGTTGCGGATTACGAGGGCCAGCATTCGGACAATATCGACGGCGTGTTGCCCCAGGGTGACGGCTATGGTCCATTCCCAGGAGCTACAGGGTCTTGGGCGAATGTACTTGGCGCTTCCGTCAACGGTCTTTTCACGGCCATTAAAAATGACGGAACCATGTTGGTGTTTGTGGCAACAACTGCCAATAGACTTTATGTAAATACCGGAGTTTGGAACTGGACTGATGTTTCCAAGGGTGGTGTTGCTTATACTGCACCACCTACCGGGATGAATTGGCAGTTTGCCCAATTCAATAACTACGTTTTTGCCGTACAGCAAAATACCGCGCCACAGGTCTATGATATGACCTCCAGTAGCGCATTCGCTGATCTTGGTGGCTCACCACCCAGTGCCGGCTCTATTGCCATAGTCAACAGATTCGTTGTTCTTTCCAATGTTCTTTCGCCGAATGGCTACCGCATTCAATGGTCTGGATTGAACGCGACGACGACATGGACAAGCGGCGTAAGCCAATCTGATTATCAGGACATTGCGGACGGCGGCCTTGTGCGCGGCGTTGTCGGCGGTGAATACGGCACTATTCTACAAGATTATTCCATACGGAGGATGAATTTCGCACCCGGATCTCCGTATGTATTCAGCATTGAAAGAATAGCGCAGAATGACGGCGTTCACCCGCTTGCGATGTATTCAGCAGTCCAGGCGGGTGACAGGATATTTTTCTATTCTCCGTCAGGTTTCAAAATGCTTTTACCCGGCGGCTACCCGATTGCAATAGGAAAAGAAAAGATAGACCGCACATTCTATGACGATTACGGCGGTTTCAGCTCCGTTGCTCAATCGGCTCTATTTATTGGTATCGCAGATACCCACAAGCCGAGAGTTTATTGGAGCTATCCTTCAAACAGCGCCACAACAGGTCAATTCGACAAAATATTGGTCTATGATTGGCAATTGGAAAGATGGTCTAGGGCTTCCGTAACCGGGGAATATCTTGGGCCCCTTGCTACATCAACCGGAAGCGGTAGCCAGGGCCAATTCGATATTGGCATAGTAAATACATCGCACAGATTGCAGACCCTAACGGGAAGCAATTTAGCGGCCACTCTTGATACCGCACAGCATAGTGCCGGGGGTCGCCGGATTTTTGTCAGAGGATTCCGACCGATCACTGATGCGTCCAACGTCAAGGGTCAGGCTTCACAGCAAGAAACCGAATCGGACGTTGCTACTTATGGTCCAGGCACCGCTAAAACCGTGGGTGCCGATGGCATGATACCGATACGCTTTAGTACACGGTTCTCCAGGGCGCGTATAACAATACCGGCTGCGGCGAGCTGGACTTATGCCTCCGGGGTGGAACCGGATATTGCGATTGAGGGCGAGAAGTAATGGCCTTCGTTACGCCCTATCTAAACTCAGGCGAAACGGTTATTTCCAAGATCGTGTTCGCCGTCCAGCAATTGCTCGGTAGGTGGACGAACGCCCCGGTAACGGTTACGGCGAGCTATACCATGCTCCCGTCAGATACTTCGGTTATATGCAACGGGGCCGCGACTATAACATTGACATTGCTATCTGCGGGGGCGGTCCCCGGTCGCATTCTTTATGTCCAGAACTACGCCGCACAGTTAGTCAACAGCGCATCATCAAACGTCGCTCCGTTAGGAAGCGCGACGGCGGGAACGGCGATACTGGCGGCTACGATTGGTAAGTGGGCCATATTACAATCGGACGGAACGAATTGGATCATCCTCGCGGCGAATTGAAAGCGGTCTGCATTCATCCGTTTAGGCTTCCCGAGATATGGCCGCGCGTGTCCAAGTTCATCAAATTGGCGATGGATAAGGTTGATTTCTCTCCGTTTGAGGACGTGGAACGCGACCTGTTCAACGAGTATGCGCTTTTGTGGTGCGCGTGGGACGGCAGGCAAATACTCGGGGCCATCGTAACCCAGGTCAACAAGGACGTTTGCACGATTGTCGCCCTTGGTGGCCATGATCTGCATTTATGGATTCACAAGTTGAGCGAGATTGAAAGCTACGCGCGGGCGGAAGGTTGCTCGCGAATGAGGGTCATAGGACGCAAAGGCTGGCGCCGGATTCTCAAAGATTATCATCAGCCCTGCATTGTGCTTGAGAGGAAATTATAACATGGGCGGAAACACTGGAAGCTCACAACCGCAGAACCCGTTTGGTCCGCAGAACTATTCTGCGCCGACCACACCCCCAATGAGTATGCCTCCGGTTCAAATGCCGAATATGCCAAACCTGCCGAATCTTCGCGGTGCTGCGCCGGTAACACCAGCAGTTCCGCAGTTACCGGCGATGCCGCAACTTACCGGGGCTCCCGGCGGCGGGAACTACATCAACCAACTCATGCAAATGCCGTTTGTGCAGAACAGCCCTCAAATAATGCAACAGTTGCAGCAAGCATTACAGCGTATTCAGAATAGGCCGCAAGCTCCTAATTTGCTTACGCTGCCTAATGGGAGATAAAAATGGGCGGCAAATCTTCATCCCAACAGCAGAGCCAAACGGTAAGCCAGCCCTGGGGACCGACTCAGCAGCCGCTTACTGATTTAGTTAACAATGTCGTAGCCAATAACGCGACGTTGCCGGATTATAGTCCGCAGACAGCGGGTTTGGCGAATAACCTGCTTTCCAATCAACCAAACTATAATCAGAATGCGCAGGATTATTACAACACCTATGCGCAGGGCTTGTCTCCATTCACGAATGCGAACTATCTCGACCCAATGAGCAATCCCTATCTCGGGACTGCCATGCAGACGCTAAATTCTGATATTACCAATCAGATTAACGATATGTTCGCCGCGAACGGTCGGCAGGACTCGGGATTAAATCAACAGGCTCTAGCCCGTGGGTTGTCCCAGGGCGAAGCGCAATTGTTGATGAACCAATACAATACCAACGCCAATAATTATCTCGGCGCGCAAAGTTCTCTGTACGGGGCGGGTAACGCCACTAATCAAGGCATTCTAGGAAATGCCCTAACGGGGCTTAATACAGCGAATAATATCCCCGGAATGGTGAATAACACAGCGGCAACGGAACAATTGTTGTTGCCTATTGCCGGCCTTGGCGGTCAGACGAATAGCAGCGGTACAAGCACCACGACTCAGCCGCTATCTCAGACATGGGCGCAATGGATGAGTCCATTCAAGTTTAGCTGGGGCGCATAACTATGGCTTCCCTTCTCGATTCATTTGCATTCAATCCGCAATCCTACACCAGCCTGCTAAGTATGCTGGGGCTTGGTGGCGACTCCGGTTTGCCTCCTAGTGCTGGACCGATGAATATCTCTCCACTCGGCCCCATTGGGCAAATGCAGGCGTTCCCCGGTCAGGCCGTAGCGCAGGCCGATAAATCGCTTGCGACCCAAGCGGGGCAGGCTCCCGCACAATTGCCACCGCAAGCGAAGCCGGCGCAATATCAGCCACAGAATGAGGGGCCACCGGAAGCCGGTATTCTTCCGGGCATCTTTGGACGGCTACAGGCAGGCGCAACAAACCTGACCAGCGGCGGCAACCCGATAGCCGGTATCATAAACGCGATTGGCGGTCTTGCCACGGGCCAGCGTACTGATCCTATCGGTATGCGAATGCAGATGATGAAGGCGACCTATGACGCGCTTCTTCCCCAACTCGGTCCCAAGCTCGCTTATGCGGCGGCATTGAACCCGCAGGTGCTTGGGGAGTTGGCGAAGCCGCAAGCAATAGCTCCGGGTGGAGAATTGGTTTCCGCTCTAGGTGCCGGCCCAGGCGGCGCTCCGTCGTCGCCCGGAACACAATCGGGTGTTATAACGCAAAACACCAATGGCAAGATGGATGAGGGTACGCTTCGGCAACTTGCCGACCAATATATAGCCGGCGATCCATCCGTATTGCAAAATCTTGGCCGCACGGCAATCGGCGCGATGAACGTGGTTGAATTGCGCAAGATGATTGTCCGCAGAATGCAGGAAATGGGTATTAGCCCGAGACAGCAGGCCGTCAGGATGGCTGAATTTCAAGGTCTTACGGCTTCTGAAAGGACTCTTGGAACTCGCCTTGCGAATGTTACCCAGGGCGTTGAGGAAATGGGGCCGTTGGTCGAGCAATTAAATCAAACCTATTCCAAAGTTCCGGGGATGACAAATATTGTTCCGTGGAACAAACTGATTCAAAAAGGCGCAACACAACTCGGCAATGCCGATATGGCGCGGGTGAAGGCAGCGGTTTTCTCGCTGGCGAATGCTTATGCCCGCATGATTAGCCCGACCGGCCAAATCCACCAAGAGAACATCAATCACGCCCTAGAAGTGTTGGGAGAGGGTTATAGCAAGGGGCAAATGTCGGCGGCTACACAGCAGCTTATGCAGGAAGCCAACGCGATCAAGACCGGCAACAGAAACGCGATGCAAACATTGCGGACAAATTATATGTCTGCGGCTGGGAATCATCCAAATATTGATCCCCGTGCCATCAATGCACTTAAGTCCAATCCGGCTCTACGCGACCAATTCGATGCAAAATATGGGGCGGGCGCTTCTGCTAGTGTCCTGGGTCAGTAATGGCTAACTTTTTCGATCAATTCGACGCCCCCGCTACACAGGGCGCCGCATCAAACTTTTTCGATCAATTCGACTCCCCGCAAGCCACCGATTCCAACCAACCGGCATCACAGAATCAACCGCAACAAAAACCATTTAGCATTCTGGATACATGGCCGGTTAAACTAGCCGAGGGTCTATGGCAGGCCGCAAAATATCCCGGCGAAGTATATGCCGGGAACGAGGTTGTCCCCAGCAGCGCAAACGGCGGCGAGAATATTGATAAAGTTACAAACCTAGCTGGCATTGCCCCGGTGAGTCAGGTTGTTCCGGCAATGCGGGCCGTCCCGCCAGTTCTTTCATCAATCCGGTCTGCGGCCAAGTCACTTTACCGGAGGGCCAATAATCTTAAATTTGAATTGAAGCCGGGGGCATTGGGCGATTTCGGTTCTGGCTTGCAAGCGGCCCTGAATCAAGAGGGTTGGAATGATGTAACAGCCCCCAAGACAATGGGGCTTATAAACAAACTCCAATCGTCCCCAGAGGGGAGTTTCGTTACTCCGCAGAATATACATTCCGCGCAAAAATCATTCGGGATGGTGCGCGATTCGGTTAATAACGACGCGGCGGATAGGGCGGCGGCAGGCATTGCGTTAAACCACTTCAATAACTTTCTGGAAAATCTCGGTCAAAACGACTTGCGGGCCGGCTCGCCAGACATGGCGCAAAATTATGTTTCGCTCATTAAGGAAGCGAACGGGAACTACACATCGTATAAACTCGGAAACTCGCTAGAGCAACGCATATACAACGCGCAAAACAATGCCGCTTCAGCACACTCGGGCGCAAACGTTGAAAATGCCCTGCGCACACAATTCAGACAAATAATAAATAACCCCAAATTGCAAAGGGGATATACCCCGGAACAATTGTCTGCCATGCAGCAATTCGTGCGTGGGTCTGGACTTGAAAATATTACCCGAGCGGGTGGGAATCTTTTGGGCGGCGGCGGCGGTCTTGGAATGATAGCGGCTGGAAGCATTGGTCACCTTATGGGGCTTCCGCCCGAGGCGCTTCCGATGGTCGGCCTGGCATTAAAGCAATTCGGCAATAACAGGGCGTTGAGCGAAGCCAATCAAATTGCGGAGATGATTAGGGCGGCATCGCCGCTTGCGCGATCCGGGGCCAAGTCATTGGTAGCAAGGAGTCCGCTCGCGGTCGGGGCAGCGGCGTCAGGTGCGCGGCTATTGCCGCAGTACACCACGCCTCCGAACTTCCAACTTTTGTCTAACGTAGCTCCATATTTTGCACCCTAGAATAATACCGACGAACAATAGAACCGATAGCGCACCGTTTTGTGCGTCCGTCAGTGGCAATTTTAGCGCGGCAACTGCGCTTGCGCACACAACATAAAGAAAGAGAAAAAGCGGGTAACGCGATTTTTCTGGATTTATAACCATGTCCTCTATTCCTACACCCCAAGACATAATATCCTATTTGGGCGGTATTGGCTATTCCCCCGCGCAAAGCGCAGCTATTACGGGGAATATCGAGCAGGAATCCGGCTTTGACCCCAATAATCTCAACAAGAAAGAAGGCGCATACGGGCTCCTGCAATGGCGCAATGACCGGCTGGCTAACCTACAGAAATACGCCCTAGCCAACGGAAAAGACCCCTCGGATTGGCGCACACAACTTGATTTTGCCCATCAGGAAATGGGGACGACGGAAGCAAAAAGCGCCGCCCCGTTTCTACAATCGCAAGACGTTTCTAGTGCTAACGCTGCCCTTAAAAGATATATCCGCTACGGGGATAATTCAGAGGGAACGAGATTAAAAAACGCGACTAATTACCTTCCGGCCACCCCTAATTTCCAGATTGCCCAGGCAACACCACAACCGGCTCCGCAGACGGCACAGCAGGCACCGCCGGCTCAACAAGTAGAACAACCGGCAGCCAAGCCGATACAGGCTCCGCAGGCCAACCCAAATCTCCCGGCATTCAGTTGGTCGCCGCGACCTATGCCTGTGTCGGCCCCGGTGCCCGTACAAGCCCCGGCGATGCAATTAGCGCCGCCCATGCCGCCCCGGCAGATTGATCCGCGTCTATTGCAAGCCCTCGCGCTCCATTTTCAGCGCGTTTACCCAACAAGGATTTCCTAGATGTTCGACGCGGCCCCGGCGTGGTTCCGTCTAGCATTGACTGAAATCGGCACAAGAGAAGAACCGGAGAATAAAGGCCCCGCTATCCGCCGCTACATCAACATGGCGCATTGCGGAGAAGAAGGCGACCCGTGGTGCGCGATCTTCGTCAATGCGATGCTGGAGACTTCCGGTGTTACCGGAACGCGCTCGGCATCCTCTCAGTCTTTCACTCGTAACAGTCACTTCGTCCACATGGGCAAACCGGCCCTTGGGGCGGTTGTCGTTTTCTGGCGCGGTAGCGGCCCCCACTCGGGTATCGGCCACGTCGGATTCTACAGGGGAGAATTGAACGGTTACGTCTATACCCTCGGCGGAAATGAGGGGGATATGGTTCAAATAGAACCGTATCCAAAGAATAGCCCGAGATTCGGGCTTGTCGGTTATTTCTGGCCCGCGTCTATCCCGATTCCGCAGACCGGCCCAATCATCATGCCGGCTGGAACTCCAGCCCATCAAACAAATCCAAGCAAAGTCATTTAGGAGAATTAAATGGAATACAATGCAACAATTGCCCATATAGCGGCCCGCTTCAAAGAGCCGTCGTCATGGGCCGGGATTGCCGGACTCCTTGGAGTCGTCGGCATCCACCTCGATCCTGGCATGGCTAATAGCGTGATGCTTATCGGTGCCGGTATTGCTGGCGTTATCGCCTTCTTGATGCCGGAGAAAAAATGAATCTCCCGTGGATTCTCGGCCTCTTGGCCTGCGCAATTTACTTCTCATATTTCGAGTGGAGGGCGTTCAAGCATCCCGAACGCAATAACACCCTCTCTCGTTTCGTTTGGGGCGTGGGACAGAAATGGCCCTTGTCTCTTGTGTTGTACGGCATGTTGGTCGGCGGGCTTGCCGTTCATTTTTTCTGGAACTGGTGTCCCGCCATAACTCCGCCCGGAATAGGCGGCTAAAAGGAGCAACTAATGTCGGTTGACGTTTCTAGCATTCTTTCTAACGTAAATCTCAACGCGCTGGTGCCGTCCAGCACGGACGTAATCAACAACCTTATTCTCGGTGCTGGTACGTCCGTCGTTCTCGCTGGCCTCAAGAGCAAGGCTGGTGCCGATGCGATGGACCCGCTGGGCCTCTTTCACAAAGACGCGCCCCCGGCTCCCCCGGCCGCCGTCAATAATCCGAATGTGGTTGTTGGCCCGACCATCACAGCGTCGGCCTTCTCGGCGCTCGCCCCGGCCGCCCAGGCTCAGCTCGCGGCTTCCGGCGTTCACATCATCGCCGGATGAACATTGGGGTTCTGGCTGCCCCGGTTTTCCTTCTACGGGTAGCCGGGGTTGCCGTCCCTATAAATATTCAAGACGTACCAAACATAATTCATGCGTCGGAAGTCTTGGCCCATGCGGTGGAGACTAACCAACCGCTAGATATTACATTCAAGGAAATCGCACCCGACCTGATGCCGATAGCGGCGACGGTTGCGGATGCTTTCTACCCAGGCTCCGGGCTTGCCGCCCAAGCGATTATCTATCTTCTTCAACATTCCCGTCCAATGACGTGGGACGAGCAGCAACGCTGGTTCGCCCGCGCTTCCCTAAACGAGTAAGGAACGCCATGTTCGCAATCATCATTACATTTATGGTTTTTCTCGGCGGTCAGCCCTCTTACGGCCCGCAGGATTTGATTTATACGCCCAAGAAATTCGACAGCATGGCGGCTTGCGAGTCCTTTAGGAACGGGCCGGACTTCGCTGCGAGCGTGGCGAATTTCAAGATCGAAGCCCTAGCGCAGATTCCGGGCGACGACGTTAAAGTTGAATCCCGCTGTGAATCAACTGAAAAGAAATGAAACGGTTGTGGCTTGCCGGCGCGATCCTATGTGCTTTGGCTCTCCCGGCTAACAGCATTCCCCACCCAGGAACAATCGTCATAACGGACGATGGTGGCGGGGTCGTCAGCGACTACATGAAGTTCTACCAGCGCATAGAGCTTTCCGGTGTCCCCGTCCGTATCGAGGGAATGTGCGTTTCCGCCTGCACCCTGGTTCTCGCGCTTCCGCCATCTCAGGTGTGCGTGACGGAAAGGGCATCGTTCGGATTCCATCTAGCGACCATCAATGACATTCCGCAGCCGGAACTGACGAATGTATTGATCCATAGGTTTTATCCCCCGGCAGTCCAGAAATGGATTGCTGATTATGTAGCCAAGAACGGGGAGCTGACGGTAGATCACGTCGCGTACATGATCGCACCGGAAATCTTAGCCCTCAATGTGTTTCCCCTGTGCGCACCATGAAACACCTACCCCCTCACATACTTTACACGGCGGACATTGGCGCGCTCATTGGCGTTGTTAGTGCGAACTTCGGCCTGTTTTCCGGGGCTGTTGGAATATTAGTCGGCATATTGGCTGCGGTGAATTATTCCCTGCAAATCTGGGACCGCTTTAGAAAATAGTTTCAACAACGAATGGATGGATACTTTGCCCGAAACAACCGGCGCGAAGATACTATTTATTGATATTGAGACTGCGCCCCTCCTGTCTTGGAATTGGGGAGTTTACGAGCAAAACGCCATAGACGTTAAATCGTCTTGGTATATTTTATCGGTCGCGTATAAGTGGCTTGGCGATAAAAAAGTAAAAACAATAGCTCTGCCGGATTATAAGAGATTCAAGAAGGATAAAGAGGACGATTCGGCGCTCGTATTCGATCTTCATAATTTATTCTGCGAAGCCGACATTATCGTAGCCCATAACGGCGATAAATTTGACCTAAAGAAATCGAACGCCAGATTCATATTCCACGGTCTTAAGCCACCGACACCATACAAATCCGTAGATACGTTGAAGGTTGCGAGGGCTCGATTTTCGTTTACCAGCAACCGGCTTAATGATCTTGGCGCCTATCTCGGGATAGGCCGAAAATTACCCCATACCGGCTTTCATTTATGGAAAGGCTGCATGGAGGGGAAGCGCAAAGCGTGGTCCCTCATGCGCCGGTACAATGCCCGCGACGTAGAGCTGTTAGAGAAGGTTTATCTCCGACTCCGCGCGTGGCACCCATCCCATCCCAAATTAACAGTCTATAGCGAAGCCCCCGGCTGCCCCGTGTGCGAGTCAAGCCACGTCATACGCAGGGGTTACAATATCGCCATCAAACGCAAATCCCCCCGCTTTCAATGCCGCGATTGCGGCCATTGGTTTTCCAAATAGGTGTTTCATGGTTCCATTTGATTCCGTCCGCGTCGGTCCCTTCGATATTTCCATCATAAAATTATTAGGTGAGGACCGAGACAATAATCTCGGGACATTCTCCGAAACCGCTATGGCTATTTCCCTGCGGGAAAAATATGCCAGCCAGCAACAGGAGGCGGAAACCCTATTGCATGAAATATTCCATGCCATATTCAAAGTGATGAATCTCAGGGGGAAGGATACGGAAGAAAGACTTGTCAGCCTTATGTCGATAGGCATGGCCATGATGATCCGTGACAACCCGGATTTTATGAAATGGCTTATGGAATCCCTGCAATGATTAGCTGGACCAAATTTATCGGCAAGCATTTGAAAGAGGAATACGAACGCATGGGCTGGACCGTGAGCGACAGCCTTAAAGGAACCCCGCATGGGGAATGGTCATATATCGGAGTCTGGAAGGGAGAGGGAAAGCCCCCGCTACCGGAGAGCGAGAAGAATGCAACATAAGAATGTGAAATGCTTAACGGCGGGTCAACCCGCGTCCGATAAGGCATATCTGTCCCTTACCGATATGGCGGGTCAAACGCTGTGCCACAATCTCAGCAAGAAACAATGGGCGCTATTGAATTATCTAAGTGCGAAGGTTCTTCATTCCTGGGAACCGGCAGACGAAAATAAATAGCGGCCCTTTTCATAATTCGATTGCGGTCTTGGCGATTGCGCGGATTATCTTTCGCTCATTCTTTCCGAATGACTTAGGCCATTTTACTTCCGCCAGCCCCTTCGGGGTCCAAGCCGATAGCGCATTGCCATTTACTGTATGCGGGCCACCATCCAGCGGCACAAGGAACTTGATTGCGTCGGCAACCCGTTCAATCCGTTTCTTAGTAGCCCGCCTCATGCTATCCGGCTATTTCTCCAACCTCAAAGGCATTCACCAATAATCTCGCGCTTTAGGCAGCCAAATTTCTCTTCGTCGCCCACCACTTCGCCATGAAGCGCAACAATCCACCATCTCTCACCTTTCCATTTCGTAGGCAGCAAGGTAGCGTGTAATGTTCCCGCATTGCATAGACGGAGTGGCCCATTCGTTGTGTGAATAACGCCGGGGCCGGCGGCTTCAATCTTGCCGCCACTATTTGATGGTTGCCCGTTCTTATCGGATCGCCAGTAAGCAATCTTAGCTTTCAGTTTTTTGGCGGCAGCAAGTCGCGCCCGCTCGGCATCATTCCACCTTTCGGCAAAGTAGGCTATGCAAGATAGCCAATAGGAGCCGTCGCCGTAGCCGTAGCCGGAGCCGTAGCCGGAGCCGTAGCCGTAGCCGTAGCCGTAGCCGTCGCCGTAGCCGTAGCCGTCGCCGTTGCCGGAGCCGTAGCCGTAGCCGTTGCCGGAGCCGTAGCCGTAGCCGTCGCCGTTGCCGGAGCCGTAGCCGTAGCCGTAGCCGTTGCCGTTGCCGTAGCCGTAGCCGTAGCCGTTGCCGTTGCCGGAGCCTAAAATGGCGACTGCTTTTGCTGGATCGCCATTAAGGATCAGCGGCTCCATGGTGCCGCCTCCCATGCCCTTGTGGCGTCCTCAGAACATTCCGCCACGCAGGTAATATTCCGTAATTCAATGTCCGCAGCGGGTCCAATCTTCGCGCCGTCAACAGGACCCATCGACGCAAGACCGAGAAATCCCTTATTGGCGATCGGCCAATAGATACAATTGCGTGCGCGGCGCAATTTGATTGTTGCTCCGTCTGTCTTGATAGCGTAGCCAAAGAAAACGCCACGATATTCGGTCGTAACTAATACGGCGCGCTCATTCTTTTTGCGATTTGGATGATTTACCATTTTTTCGTTCTCCGCCCCTGAATGCCGAGGCGCACATGCCCAAATTGGGTCTGGCGGCCCTATTTGTTGATAGTTATAATTTTATCGGCGGGAAAGATTTCCTGCGCTGTTTCTAGTGCGGTTTTGTCGTCGGCAAGGCAATCCCGCAGGCTTTCCGGTAGCTCAATTTCCGCTCCGAATCGATCTTCCCATTTAGCAAGATGCTTGCGGAAGTTGCCGCCATTGACATGCTCGGCATCCTTGGCAATCGGAAGGTCGGGAAGCGCAGCCTTAATCGCGGCGCTTGCGCGGCGGCCATAGATAGCCAGCTCATGCGTATAAGCATCGCGGCCAATTAGGAAGGAAACGACGCCATAGACACCACCAATGTCGCCAAGTAGGACGCCAGTTGAGGTGCTTAATACTGCATAGGTGGGGAATTTCATGGCGGCCCTTTCGTTATGCGGCTTTTGCTTCGCGGCACTGCTGGCATTCGCATGGCCCAACCCGCCGCCACACTTCCATAAACTCACGCACAGTAGGCTCGTGGATGCAGTGAACCTCGCCGTCCGGTGACCACCCTGGATTAAGCCACATCCAGTATGACCAAGGGCTTCGCGGCCCATCCCATTCATCCCGCTCAACATCTAGCGACTGAACCTTATCGGGGTTAGCCTTCGCCAGATCGGAGAGAGATTTCGGTAGCGTGGCATTCTTTGCCATAGCCTTCTCCCATTTACAAACACATCATAGCACATCAAAATATAAATGTCAACATTTATTTATACGCTAGTTGTTGACTTATATCGTTTTGCATGTTATGCGTCAACCCATGAAACCCGCCGAAACACCCAAAGGGGAGCTAATCGGCTATGCCCGCGTCTCGACAGAGGACCAAAGCCTCACGCTCCAAACTGACGCGCTCAGGAAAGCCGGCTGCTCGATCATCCGAGAGGAAAAAAAGAGCGGGGCAGCAAAGCACCGCCCAATGCTCGACCTCGCCATCAAGGATTTGCGTCCGGGTGATACCTTGGTTGTGTGGCGGCTTGACAGGCTGGCTAGGTCAATGCGTGACCTCTACCTGCGACTCGATCAGATATTCGAGGCCGAGGCATCATTCAAAAGCCTACAGGAAAACTTCGATTTTAATACCGCCATTGGCCGTCTATATCTAGCCATTGCCGGAGCCTTTGCGGAGTTTGAACGCCAACTTACCATTGAGCGCACTCGGGCAGGCATGGCGGCGTTAAAGGCTAGGGGGGAGCAGGTGGGCCGGGAACGCAAGATAACGGAAAAGGTTAAGGATCAGATCAGGGCGCTGGTTATGAAGGGCTGGACGGTCAAGGCAATTGCCAAGAAATACGGGGTTCACCCGCAAACGATCTATTCTAACTTCAAGGGCGGCAAGCGCGGCATCTTGATCGCTGCCCACAAACGCAAGAAGCCATAGGAGCCAACTTTGTTTGACGTGAAAAAATGGAAATCCGGCATTGCTGGAGAGACGTGGAAAGTCATTATCTGCGGGCGCGATCTTCACAGGATCGATGATATTCTATCTGCGCTTTCCTATTATCTCACCGATGCGGGGGTTGATGTTGATCGCGGATTATCTCTCATAAGAAGTATGAGCGGCGATCAAATCATAGACGCACTGGAAGATCACAAACGCACTTCCATCCAAAGCGTAGAAGCGGCGATTGGCACAGTTTCGGCACAGAATAGCCGCCACGTTTAGGGTGTGTTCTTTCATTGTTCGCTGATTTTTCGCATAAAAAAGCTAGTATTTTCAATAAACAGCCTTCCCGCGCGTAAGGCACCCACCCCACTATTCCTTAGCAATGGCGCGACTTTGGCACAGTTTCGGACAGATTAGAGGTCCGCGACCCCGCCCTGGTAATCCGGGTGATGGTGCCCATAGGTTTGCTCTAACGTCTTGACAGTCATTCCAAGATGCCCCGCCACGTCCCAGACCGGGGCGCCCTTCTGCATCAGCCACGTTGCCCTAGTGTGGCGTAGCGTGTGCGGCGTCACCCCTTTTAACCCGGCGGACTTACAAATCCGATCCCAGCTCCTATGCGGTTGTTTAATGGATTGGCCGTTGTAATGACAAACCGTGGCACAGGAACCGCCGTCAAGCCGTTCCCAGCGCCGTAGGTGCGCTAGAATGCGCCTTCCTAGCCTCACGGGTGGGGCGCGCTTATTCAGCGCACCAGCGGCCATTTGTGGCCTTCTGTGCAAAATGGCCCGTTTGAGGTCTATTTGGTCCCATTTCAGCGCCAGAATCACGCCCTTTCGGGAACCCGTGTAGAGGCAAAGCAGGATCATTCTGGCCAAATACGGGGTTTTTCTGGCCACTTTCAGGAGTCGGGCGGCTTCCGACCGGGTAAGCCAGCGGGTTCTGGGGAGTGGGTTCGCCGGTATCGTGACCCGTGGGACCATCTCCAGCGGGCCGTGTTCCTTGTGCCAGTGATTGATTGCGGCCTGGAGAATCTTGAGGTCAACCAGCGCCCCGCCCTGTTGCCTTGGCTCCGCATACGCGCGGCAGTTCGCGCTGGTCACGTCCATTACCCTTTTGTCGCCCCACCACTTATTCAGATTCGAGACGTTATATCTCAGGTTGCGAGCCGTGCGGCGCTGCGGAACTACCTCTTTGAGATACGCTAGAAGAATCTCCGCTATTGACGGACAGGATGATTGTCGCGGGCGGTAGTTCGCCGCGATGTAGTCTCCCAGGAGTTTTTGCGCAGCATCGAGGTCAGAGCTGCCTGTGCGGACGAAACGCGCTCCGTCGCGGATGACGTAGCTATTGCGCCGTCGGTCATACCACAGGCGCGCTCCCTTGCTCTGGCGCGGCAATTTTCGATCCAATCCCGAATATCTGCCCGCGTTGTATGCCACCTATTTCCAATTTGGAAGGCTATTAGCCTCCCAGCATCGTATTCCAGCTTTAGCCTATGGTACGAAAAACCATATTCCTTAGCGGCTAGACGTAGGGTTATGGTGTGAAAATCGCTCATGGGCCATACGCCAGAGTTGGAGGTCCACAATGCTGCCAATCCCATGTGAACCAAGCATGGTTAAATGATGGGCTTCCAGTTGAATCCTCAAACCATTTTATGCGCCGAGTAAGAACTAACTTTTGTGAGAATATGGAGCAATTTCCGAATAGGCGCTTTCGCGTACTTGCGTGATCGAAGTCTGTCCTTAATAACATTAGCACCTGTCCGTTTAGTGGCTCTGTCAGTTTTAGCGCATGTTCTATAAATTTCGTCGCTAAGACATATGGGGGATTAGTAATGATCGCATCGGCGCGCATATAAGAAACATTGTGGGCGAAAAAATCTTGGCCGTCCGCTATATCGGTTCCGTAAATTTCGGCGTCCATAAAACCAAGGGCGCTCACCATCTTTCCACTTCCACAGGCGGGTTCCCAAACAATCTTCGGTGGACGCATAACGATAGCTTGCGTTACCCATTCCGGGGTTTCGTATAGGTCGCGCTCCTTGCGCTCGTAACCACTATCCCGCTGGCTCATTAATACCCCGCTATTGGCTTGAGCATTCCGACCGCTTTGGCTAAATCGTGCGCAGCTTCCAAGATCGCATTCTCGTCGTCCTCTGTCCCGACGAAATCGGTATTCACGTCGTTGTGCCGAAACTCCAGATTCTTGAGCGTGGTAGCGGCATCCTCGATCAAGCCAAGGATGGTTTCCAGCTCGATCTGCGTGGCCTCCAATTTGGCTATAACCGTGTCGCGGACTTCCAGAATATCGCTCATGCGCCGACTCCGAATTGTGAATTGTCTATGTTATCGCTCAATTCCCATTCCTCTGCGGCGGCTTCTGCTTCTTCTTCCGTATCGTATGGGCCTATTTGGTCGGGGTTCCCGTCACGCCCGACCTTGATAGCTACCCAATAGTCGTAGCCTTCCACCCATTGCGCGCCATAGAAAAAATCTCGCATGGCTACTCCGTTTCGATAAACGTCCTTGCCGCCGCTATGATGCGCTCGCCACGGTCTTGCTCTCCCGATCTAGCGTAGATCGCTAGGGCGTAGAACACGGGATCAATCCCGAATACTCTCCAAAACTCGCGCTCGTTCATGGAGTGCTGTTGCGTGTGGTGTTCCCGGCATAGCGGGACCGTCCAAATATCATCCGGCTTTTCGCCTATTCCCACTGATCGCTTGTCAACCCTGTGATCGCTGTATCGGATATGAGCGGCATCAACGCCCATGTTGGTCGCGCAAATCAGGCAGGGAAGCCCGCGAACGAATTTCAAATGCCGGTCGTTCTTAACCCTGGGCTGGCGAAAGGCGACAACCGCATTCACTGGCCGGCATCCTCATTCAAGAGAGCAACCGCAACCCAGCGGGAATTGTGGGGGTCTGGATAACCCAAGGTTTGATGGACGCTGCTGGCCTGCTCGATAGGAACCTCCAGAATGATCTGCATGGATTTCCTACCCAAGATGAATTTCGTATTGCAGAACTCAGCCTTGATCGCGTCCATGTCTCAATCCTTTATGTCCATATCTCTGGATTCATCCAGCTCGTGATCCGCCATTGCGCGGTAGTAGTCAGCCAATCGGTCCCAATACCTTTCGCTGCAATCGTCGCGGCAAGCACATGACCGCGCTTGTGCTTCGAGTTGGAGCCAGTATGAAACCGATGGCATGACTAAAACGGAATCTCGTCGTCCATTTCCACGGTGCTACTCGCGCCGCTGCCCCAGCCGCCGCGCTTCGGTGATGTTTCAACTTTCGCTTTCCCGGTCTGGGCATCTTTGGGCTTCACAGATAGCGACATATAAACTTGATCGTTTTTGTCTTTCTTAATCCAGGCGGAAAGCCAATGCTCCCGGCCCGCGACATTGACCGATCCCGTATAGTCGGGGTGGTTGTCGGTTTCCTTGCGCTTGTTCTTGAATAGCGCACCCCGGTTTGTGTTGTCGTATTCTGTCATGCGGCCTCCCGCTGTTTGAGGTCTAGTAACAATTCCTCGCATTGGGTCCGTAGGATTTGCTGCCAATCTTCCGGCAGAACGTGAATGCGGTCTTTATTAGCCTTCATCCACCCTCTGAGCATTTCCGTGCTGGCGCACTCTTGCGCCTCGCGCTGCATCTTTGTGTAAATGTCCTTGGCGTCTTTCTTCGGTAGCGTCGGCGCGGTCGTTTGCGCGAAATCGTCGGCCTCGGAATCCGAATAAATCATGCCGTGGGAGTTAAGCAGTTTCAGCGTTACCCGATCCTTGGCCCGCTTTTCAGCCATCGCGGCCGGGTATCCGTTCTTGTTGTTGTATGGAGCCGCTTCACCAATCGACCATTCGGTGCGATCACCCATTGACCCGAATACACACATAACCGCGATTTTGTCTGCGGTGCTGATTTCAAGTACCGCCGGCCGGTCAAAGCGAATTTTTTGCTCCGTCGCAACGCGCTCTAGCGCGGAATGTTTGATGGCCCAGACACCCGATCGAACCTCCCACACTTCGTCGGAGTCGATCCCGTACTTTTCCATAAATGCAATCGGAGGCCTTGCCATAGGACTACTCCGCTGCCTCAAATGATTCGATCATAACGGGGAGGTCGTCATACTTCTCGATTGCGCTGGTGTTGGCTTCCAGAGCCTTGACGAGAGCCTTTTGGGACGTGCTTAGGGTATCGCGCGCCCTAGTAAGCCATACCGGACGCATTGGAAGATTTTTCAATTCTTCCTCTACCATCGCGGCGTAATAATCTAACTTGCTGGCGCAATGCTCGATGTTTTGTAGCCTTGGCGCTATTCGCTTATCCCATTCGTGCATAGACATTCGGCCCTCCTATGGAGCAAAGGCTGCAATCGGTATCAAGATCGGCCACATTACGATTGCCAGAATTTTCGCGGCTATTGATGCTTCCATGGGTTTGATTGACCACCATGTAATCGCGGCGCCCATAACGTAGAGATAGATTGATACCCAAATCATCTAATGCCTACGGAACGATTGCCCCGATGTGGATTGCCGCCCAAGTCAGAATGGCGGAAGCGAAAAGCAGAAGAACCATTCCTTGACAGATTGCCTTCACTATTTCTGCGATCATGGCTCTAAACTCGCCCAATGACGTGGAACGTCCACGAAGATGAAACCCGAGACATCGCGCGCTCTGATCCAGCCCAAGCGGCGATAGTCGTTGTAAGAACGCACCATCCATTCGCTTCCGCTTATGTGGCTAACCAACTGCATGACGTGATGGTGGCGGACGGCTATCGCGCCAGCGTGGGCGTATGTTCTCGGAAACTTGCGAGCCCACTCCCAGGCGAGATTAAGGCTTGTGTCAGCGAGCCCGAGATATTTGCGGAGCCCGCAGCCGCACCACGCGTGTGGACAAGATTGGGGCCGGCTGCCGATGACGTGTTCGCCACCGGCAACCGACCGTCGCGCTGGCTGGGGGGGGGCAGCGTGCGCGAACCCATGAAGAAAGAAAATGAATGTGCCCGTCAGGGCTGCGGCGACCGCTATTTTTTTCATGGTCAAATGTTCCAATTTTTTTCGATTGCCTCAGACATGGTGCCGCCCGCTTCTTCAAGCGCGCGTTCGGTATCGTTCATCATGTGCTTGCGAACGTCGGAGAGCTTGGCGACTTTTCCGGTGTCGCAGAAAATCCGCGCCCATTCGTTCACGACACGCTGACAATCGGGATCGTTCGGCCAGTTGTGGCGGTTGTTCACGTCGTTGCAGGTTTTCCGCCTGCGTTCGTTGAACGCGCGGGCCTGCGCTACTAGGTTTTCGTGTAGATTTTTGAGTGGGTCCATTAGCCTTCCCTCCAATGAAAAACACTCTACACCCTATCTGAAAAAATTTCAAGTCATGTGGATGCAAAATTCAAAAAAATTCGTTAAAAAAATTTAACATAGGCCATAGCTATATTTGGCTTGTAATTTTCGGGGAAATCGTGACCATGCGGCGGGGTGAAACGCGACTGGAAATAACAAAGGGATCGTGCTTTGAGCAACGTCGTTCCGCTTGCAGATCATAAGAAAGAAGAACAAGACGTGAACAGAATCGTGGTGCCGGGAAACCACCGACACCACACCTTAGCAATGCAACTGTTTATCCAAATGCCGGAATGCCGCGCGGATGCGTTCGCCGTTCTGGCGGCGCTGACGGCCCTAATGAATCTACTTATGCCCGACGTTGGCGCATTTTAGCTAGGTTCTCAGCCGCTTTTATTGATTCGTAGAGCTGGACCGGAAGCGCAGCGGGGTCGCCCCTGTATATCCAATCCAGCGAGAGCCGGAATTTTTTGCACATTTCCAATGCAACCGGGACCGGCAGGCGCGCCATACCGGCTAGATAGTTGTTCCATTTTTGTGGAGTCAGTCCGCAGCCCACCGCTTCGACAAAAGCCACCTGTGTACGGAAGCCTAGAGCCTCGCGCGTTAATTCTAACCTCTCAGCGATGGCCTCTAAGCTTACCATCTTATCCTGCGGCATTGTTTGCACTCTAACGAATAATACAACTTTAGTGCACTTGAGGCAATTTCAGACGTAAAATCTCTCCACGTTTTTTTTGTATTGAGTCCCGCCTATTGCAAATACATATGAAATGTATTATTGTGCGCCCATGCGGACATTTTTGGGCCTCTGAAAGCAAGGGAGTTTGCGTATGCTCGAAGCCATAGAACACGCTAGCCCGACGCAAATACAGTTAAACCAAGCCCACAAGGAGCGGCGCGCGAGAATTGCCGCTAGCGCTGTTCCAGACACGGCAATGCCGCGCGAGGCGGTCACCCCCTATCTGTACCAGCGCGAAACTCCGATGGCCGACGACATTCTGCAAGTGGTCTTGCGGTTTTACGGAATGCGAAAGGTTGATTTGATTTCGGACCGGAGAGCAAAACGCTACACGGTTCCGCGGCAGGCGGCCATGTACCTATTCCGCGAGCTGACGACTCTCAGTTTCACCCAAATGGGGGCGATTCTGGGAAAGCGCGACCATACCACCGTCATGCACGGGGTTACGAAAGTAACAAACCAAATCGCCCAGGGCCACAAGATCAAATCAGACATTGATTTTATGCGGTCAATGATTGCCGATCGGGTTGCCGCCAGAAACGCGATTTCCCCCAATCCGGAGAACGAAGAAGCAGACGAACGCGCGGGCCGGATCGCCCGCGAAATCGCCCGCCTTATCACCGAATGGAAGCAATTGCAGGCGGCTAAATGATTAAGTTGAAACTGAGTTACCCCCCGACAGCTAACCATATTTGGAAATCCGGCGGCGGTCGCGTTTATCGCTCTGCGCGATATGTCTCTTGGCAGAAAACGGCGATGGCCGAAGCGATCGCGCAAAAGCCGAAGCCGGTGGCTGGCGCTTACCACCTAAACATCACGGCATACAGACCGGACAAGCGGAAAAGGGACGTGGACAACCTAATCAAGGTTGTCTCCGACTTTGCGCAACGGGCGGGATTAGTCGAAGGCGACCATTTGGCGCAAAGCGTTTCGGCGCGCTGGGCGGAATCCGAGGGCGACGGGATCGAATTGGAAATCAAGGGAGCGGACGCATGAACCGCATTTGGATGCCCCTCTATATTGGGGATTTCCTTGCCGACACGATGGAACTCGGAGCAACCGAACGCGGGATATACATTAGTCTAATAATGCATGCTTGGCAGCATGACGGACTGATCCCCCTAGACGACAAAAAACTAGCCAGAATATCGGGTTGCGATAGTCGGCTGTGGCACCAGTACAAGGAAACGGTGTTGCAATTCTTTGACGTCGTAAACGACGTTTCGGCGCAACACTCAAGAGTCGTTTCGGAGCTGCACCGTTGTTCCGAAATCTCCAATAAACGCAAGGCGGCAGCCCTGCAAAAGCACAGCAAAAGCTCTGCAAAAATCGTGCATTTGGATACACAATCACAATCACAATCACAATCACAATTATATAAGAAAGAAAGAAAGGAAGAACCGCCCTTGCGGGCGGGTAAGCATTTGATCCCCGCCGATTGGCGTCCCTCGGAAGTCCACTTCGACTTAGCGACAAGGTTGGGGCTTTCGATGAAGGAGGTGGAGGAAGCAGCGGGGGAAATGCGGGATTGGTCGCTTGGGAACGGGGAGCGGCGTTCGGATTGGGACAGAGTTTTTAGCAACTGGCTTCGCCGCAACTCTAGGAGAAAACGCAATGGATTTGGAGGACCGAGAACACTTCAAGACGATAGCAAATCAGTTAGTCGCGCCGCCGATCGCCTCGCGGAACGGGCCGAACGGGGCGAGCAAATCTGGGGGCCTAGACCAAGCCTCTTGCCTGCGGCTGGCGCGGACATTGTTCAGCTGCTACCGAAGGGACGAAGCACATGACCCCGAAATCTATGTTTCGGCGGTCGCGGCAGTCCTAAGCGAATACCCGGCGGCGGTTGTCGAATCCGTGACCGATCCACGAACGGGTTTAGCCTCAGAAAACAAATTTTTGCCGAATGTGGCGGAAGTCCGCGAGGCTTGCACGAAAACCGCCGCCAGAATGCAGCGGCTTTCGGAACCAAAGCGGGTTGTGCGTGAATTTGTGCCGCCGCCAGTGTTGCCGGGGCAGATAACCTCGACGGAATTTTTCAAATTAGTGGATCAGGGCAAGACAAAGCCCAGACCGATAGGGGCGTTTGAAAGGGGCGGATATTTGGGGCCAACGACATGACAAAGCCGGATAATGACAACGGGAAAAAATTTCACATAACGCTAAACTCTTATGACCGAAAATGCCTAGAAGCAATGCGAGCTAGGCACGGAACCTCTTTAAGTGGGGCGATTCGGGTCTGTATTAGGGCGGCGGCAGGAAATTTAAAATTCGCGCCCCCACAAAATGAGGAATAAAGGGCCACTTTGTGTGCATTCGGCCCCTATAGGTAGGGGAACATATCGTGAACCGAGGTTCAATTTGGGCATTCGGGAAGAAAGATTTGACCGGGCGGCAGAAATGCCACACCGGAAACCTGCCGGGGATAACCGGCTAGACGCCCGCCTAGAATCTGGGCTCGGGCGTCTTTATTTTGAGGGCCAAATCACGAAAGACGAATACGAAGCCGGAGTAAAATACGGCAATTTTGTCCTTCTATATCTTGAGACAATTGACGGCCCCGACCCATACGGCGGCAAAAGTTGGCATAGAGAGGCCAACAAAGGCAATGCGCTTCCGGGAATATTGGAGGCGACGAGCGATAAAGAATGCTTTCGGCGGAAAATCAATTTCGCGGCGGCTCGAAAAGTGTTGCTCGGTGCCGGCGGGAAACGTTGCGCCGCAATTGTGGATCGCATTGCAATATATGATGAACCATTGCGCGACGGTGAGATGAGTTTGCTTCGCGCTGGCTTGGTGGCCCTTTGTGGAAATTGAGTTTCGCGCGGCGCGCGGGCCGACCACCTGAAAGCCTCTTATGGCTGGTGGCCTCGACGGAGATAAGGCGGCAAGACCGCCAAAGGCCGTAAATAGGTGAACCATGCCGTATAAATCACGAGCCCAGGAAGCATATTTTAATGCGAACAGGGCAAGGCTTGAACGGCAGGGAGTGAATGTGGACGAATGGAATCAGGCGTCAAAGGGTATGAAACTGCCAGCGCGATCCGGCGGAATGTTGGGCGCCGCAACAAAGCGCAAACGGAAAAAGAAAAAATAACATGGCAAAACTTAGCACAAAGCGGCGCAATTCTTTGCCTAAAGTTGATTTCGGTTTACCGGGGCGTCGGGCTTATCCCATGCCGGATCAGTCCCACGCGCGCAACGCCAAGGCGAGGGCTGCGCAGCAATTTAAAAAAGGTAATCTGACTAAATCACAATTCGGCCATATCAATCGGATGGCCGACGAAGTTTTGAAGGGCTAATATGACAAAGGCAAGGAAAGACGACGGCAGGGGGTGGAAACGTGGTGCCGGCCCTTATTCGCGCAGTTATCCTAAAATGGATGACTATCACGAGTTGCGCGCTAAAGAGCGCGATGTATCGGGCGTCGTGGATGAAAACGCCAATCGCAACGAGGGGCGCGCCAGCGGCGTTAAGGCTTAGGATTCAATTTTAATATCCGGGTCTTTCAAAAGCAATTTTATCAAACGGATAACCGGGCCGGGGATTTCCCGGTCGCCGGCTTCCCGGCGTCTAACGGTTCGACCGCTACCGACGCCCAAGAGCTTAGCTAATCCACTAGCGGATAAGCCCAGCTCTCGGCGCGCGGTTTTCAATTCTTGCGGGGTCATGAAAGGCACTCGATTCTGTCTTTTATCTGTCGCGCATCTTCTAGGCATTGAATACCGTTGCAAATAACGACATCAATAACCCCGATTTCTCCGGCCCTCCTATAGATCGAATAGGGCCAACCGCTTTCATCTCGTAAATGTTCGCCGTTCTCTCCTTCGGAGCCGATATAGAATCCGGGTTCAAATCGCGGTGTATCATCCCAACGCAATAGTGACATTTTTGCCTCCTATTCCATAAACATTTCGATTAGATCGAGGGGTTGATTTACTTATAGACTGCGATCAGGTGAGGGATACATTCGCGGATCATTTTGGTTCTCCCTTGATAGGTGGGCAGGATTGCCCCGGCTAGCCAATTTCAACATTACAGAATGCGCGATATTATTGCGAAGATTGAGTACGAAACAAGAACACGATCAAAAAGTTAAACGGTAAAATACAAATGGGCAGGCCAAAAGGATCACAGAACAAAGATAAGCCGTTTAGAGAAGCATTGCGTATGGAAATCGCTGCGCTTGCGGACGTTGACCAGCGCGGATTGCGCAAGATTGCACGCGAACTGATTCTCAAGGCCGAATCTGGCGACGTGATCGCGACGCGTGAAATTGCCGACCGCCTTGATGGCAAAGTTCCGCAAGCCATTGGAGCCGATGACGAATCCGGCCCGGTCAAGCTGGAAATTGCTTGGGCGAATGTGGGGGGCTGAATATGAAGGGCTATTTGCTCGCCGTTCTTATTGGCGGATCGCTCGCCGTTGCTGCGGTTTATGCGTTCTTATTGGCTTATTCGCATATGCTCTGACTGCTCGCAATATGGCTGAAATACGAGCAGTTGCAAATAACAGCGCATTGAAATCACAGGCGAATTAATAGCGCGCCGATCTAGCGCCAGCCATCGTTTTACGAGCAGTTGATCGGGAGCTATGCGCTCCGGTTTGCCCGGAATGCCAGAAAACGCGCCCATACAGCATCCATAGAACGAAACGTGAACGTAGCGCAACCTACAATATATGTGAGCTAATGATAAAGCGCATAGCATTGCTTTCCGCGCTATTACTGGCCGGCTGCCAAACGACGCAAACGCCGCCGCCCGAGTATGTCCACCCGTACAGGGGCGAGCTGCACATTCATTACGCGGCGGACCTCCACGCCGAATGCCTGGCGTTCAACAATCCTGATAAGATATTCGGTTGCGCTTTCGTGTGGTCCAAGTCCTGCGACGTTTACATCCTCAGCACTGAGCCCCCGGATAGCCAAGCGCAGATCAAGGAACACGAGTTAGCGCATTGCAACGGCTGGCCGGCGGAACATAACCCGAGTGCGCCTTGGCCGTTATGACCGATGTGCACCGCATTGTCATTCCGTACACACCGCGAAAGCAGTTTATACAGTTTCACAACCGGATCGAGCGATTCGCCTGTATCGTCGCGCATAGGCGGGCCGGCAAGACGGTTGCTTGTGTGCACGAGCTACAAAAGGAAGCCCTGACAAATCCACGTCCCAATCCGAGAGTGGCTTACATTGCGCCCTTACTTAAACAGGCCAAGGCGGTTGCTTTTGACTATCTGCGGGAAGCTATGTCTCCGTTTCGGCAGTTGGGCGCTACGGTTAATGAATCCGAACTCCGGGTTGATTATCCTCACGGCGGAAGGGTCCGACTGTATGGGGGTGATAATCCCGATGCGCTCCGAGGTATCGGACTTGATCTCGCCGTTATTGATGAACCAGCAGACACCGACCCACGACTATGGGCCGAAATCATCCGCCCTGCACTAGCGGACCGTAAGGGCCGCGCGGTATTCATTGGCACCCCAAAGGGCCATAACTCGTTTTATGATGTATGGCGGAGATCCCAAAAGGAGGGCGAATGGTTCTCTTTGATGCTCAAGGCATCCGAGACGAATCTTATCGAGCCGGAGGAACTCGCGCAGGCCCGCGCCGAAATGTCGGAGGACCAGTACGCGCAGGAATTCGAGTGTTCCTTTGATGCGGCGGTTATCGGTTCTTATTACGGAAAGTTAATTTCGGAAGCGGAAGCGGACAAGCGCATTTGCGGTGTTCCGCATGATCCTAGCGCCCAGGTCTGGACGAGCTGGGATTTAGGTATTCGCGATGCTACGGCTATTTGGTTCGCTCAGGTGGTTGGCAAGGAAATCCACCTCATTGATTACTACGAGGCGTCGGGCGTTGCGCTTGAGCATTACGTTAGGGCGATACAGGACAGGCGTTACAATTAC